AACGCGGTGTTTTATCCGATGGCGATGAAGTAAAAACAGAATACTTTAACGATGGTATGACAGTGATTAAAGACTTATACACTCGCGGTTATCTTGAAATTGTTGCGCCGGTTTAATCGATATGGGTTTACGTCAAATAGCCGAAGCCGATTTAAAATACACTTTAGAAGATGGCGTGTATGGTTTCGGTTGGCCTATCGAAATAACAGACCCCAGCGGCAAGCAAGATACGGTTGTTGGTTATAGCAACGACATAAGCCAAGCCATTGACCCAGACACCGGCCTAGTGGTATCTGGTCGTGTTGCCAGTGTCGCAATGCGAGTGTCAACGTTAACCGCGTTAGGTTTTTCGATCCCGGAAGGTATCGCCGACAGTAGCAAAAAGCCGTGGGTAATAGACTTTTTAGATATCGGCGGCGCTACGCACAAATTTAAAATTGCGCAGTCTGATAATGATAGGTCGCTTGGTATTGTGCTTTGTTTGTTGGAGTCCTACCGGGTATGAGCTTGCAACTAATCGACAAAAAAGACAACGTAGAAATGGTGCGGGATCAAATCGCCAGCTTGCTAGCCTTGGAAACTGACAACCAAATGTTGTTGGCGATAGCAGCAAACAAAAACCCGGACGATTGGAAGTTACGGTTATTTACCGAACGCTCTAACCCTTGGGAACAATGGTTAAATAATCAAGCCGACTTAAGCCCTATAGTCAACGTGTGGTTTGACTCTGCCAATTATGAACAACGATCAAGTAACGACGTGGAACGACAGAAAACGAATGCCACGTTTAACATCGATTGTTATGGTTACGGCGAGTCGTCCGACATACCGCTAGGCGGACACCTACCGGGCGACCAACAAGCGGCGCAAACGGCCCACAAGGCGGTTAGGTTAGCACGTAACATTATAATGTCAGCCGAAAACACATACTTGCAACTGCGCGGTCTAGTGTGGTCGCGGTGGCCGCAATCAATGGCATTATTTCAACCGCAGATTGCAACGACTGTACAGCAAATAGTGGGCGCGCGGTTAAGCCTCGAAGTTTCGTTTAATGAGTTTTCGCCGCAAGTGCAAAGTAACCCACTAGAATATGTGGCAATCGATTTTTTACGCGCCGAAGACGGTCAAATTGTTTTCGAGGCCGACTACCAATATCCATAAACATATTACATACGGAGCATATTAAATCATGGCTATATCATCAGCAGTAAGCGCAAGCGCAATCGCCCGTGTGGTAGGTATCAAGACGGTATTCAAAAACCTACGCGGTGGCGCGATCACTTTTCTACCACAGCGAATCGCGATTATTGGTCAAGGCAATTCATCGGCGGTATACCCCAGTGATAAAAAACAGGTCGCCAGTGCCGCCGAGGTCGCAAGTATTTATGGTTTCGGGTCACCTTTGCATTTAGCGTCAAGGGCTTTTTTCCCGATCAATGGCGATGGTGTAGGCTCTATACCGGTAACCATTTACCCATTAGTGGACGATGGCGCGGGTGTGGTTTCAACCGGTGATATCACGCCGACCATAGCCCAGTCGATCCCCGCCGCATCATATACCGTTATGGTTAACAATATTCTATCGGCTCCTTTTGTGGTATCGGTAGGTGATACAGTAGCCGCCGTAGTCACGGCGATGACCGACGCGATTAATGCCACACTAGAAATGCCGATTATTGCGGTTGACGGTACTACCAAAGTAGACATAACCTCAAAATGGAAGGGCGCCAGTGCAAACGATATTGTGTTGCAGATAGTTGGCGCTACAAATATAGGCAATTCATTCGCTTTTACACAACCAACCGGCGGCTTAGTCAATCCCGATATAGACCCGGCGTTATTACTGGTCGGCAACGTTTGGGAATCACTCTTTTTGAATTGCCTGGATATCGCCGACACGGCCACACTTGATAAGCTGTCAACGTTTGGCGAGGGCCGATGGGGCGCATTAACGCGCAAACCGATGGTTGCCTTTACCGGTAACACCGAGGCCGACCGGACAACCGCCATAGCAATACCCGACGCAAGAAAAACAGACCGTACAAACTGCCAGCTAGTTGCGCCGGGTTCTATCGATTTACCGTTTGTAGTCGCGGCGCGTCAATTGTCACGTATCGCCATTTTGGCAAACGATAACCCACCGCATGATTACGGCTCACAAGACGCGGACGGCTTAGTGCCAGGCACCGACGCGCAACAATGGGATTATACAGAACGGGATATTGCGGTTAAGGCGGGCAGCTCGACTACCGAAGTCAAAGACGGCATAATTAATATAAGCGACGTTGTAACGTTCTTTCATCCCGATGGTGACCCGATACCCGCATACAGGTACGTGGTTGATATTGTCAAATTGCAAAATATTATTTTCAATCTTGATCTTATTTTTGCGACCGATGAATGGGACGGCGCGCCATTGATACCGGACGATCAACCGACCGTTAACCGTAGCGCGAAAAAACCAAAGACCGCAGTCGCTGCGGTAGCGGCTATGCTTGACAGTCTAGGGTTAAACGCTATTATCAGCGACCCGGAAACCGCGAAGAAAAACACGGTTGCCGAAATTGACGCGACCAATCCCAAACGGTTAAACCTAGTAACTACCGTACAGCTAAGCGGTAACACGAATATAATTAGTATCGATTTAGAATTTGGCTTTTTGTTTGGCTCGCAAGCAATCGCGGCGTAAATAACTTTTTGAATAGAGGGTATAAACTATGGGCGCAATAGGCGGGTCAATCGAATCGGTAACCCTGGACGGTAGAATTTTCGCAGTCGCTTTTGATGCGGACGTGAGTCGAAAACTCGGCGGGTTTGAAAACGAAATAATCCCTAACGGTGATGGCACGGCGCGGTTGGTAAAAACTCGCGTAGCGTTTTTACTTGACGGCTTAACCCTGGAAGTCGAAGACGCACGCGGCGACCATGAATTTGTACAAGCGTTATCAGACCGCAATGATTTTTTTCCGGTAGCGATTACGTATGCGTCAGGGGATACCTATCAAGGCACCGGCCAGGTGTCAGGCGAAACACAATCCAGCAGTCAGAGTGCGACTATGGCGGTTAGTATAAGCGGGCCGGGTGCATTAACTAAACAATAAGGGTTAATTATGGGAAACCAATATAAACACGCTAGCAACCAACACGCTAGCAACCAACACGCGAAGGCACAGCAAGCACAACACGCGGCGGGTACAACGCAAAACGTCGCTAAGATTACGCCGATGATTACCTACGAGGTAGCGTTATTAGAGTTTGAAAGATTTTCGGATTGTATGGATTTATTCGTTGACGTGGAGGTAATGGATGACGAAGACCGCGCCGCGTTTGAAAAATACAAAGGCCGGTTAGTGCGCAGTATTGAAAGCGGTCATCTAGTTATTAACGATAATGGCGAAGCGGTCTATACCCCACATAATAAAAGTTCAAAACGTCAAGAATCAATTACATTTTACGAGCAAGATGGCGCGGCACTAATGGCCATTGATGGCAAAAAGAAAAATACTAATGTTGCGTCCACGTTTGCCGTGATGGCGTCAATGTGTAAAGTTCACCCTAGCACGTTCGCGGGCTTGGTGGGTATAGATATCAAGGTATGTATGGCGATCTATTTGCTTTTAATGGACTAGTTGCGGTTGATTTGGTACGGCGCGGCGTTGATGAAAAGATACCTAATGGGCAACATGTATTTTGTAACGTGTACACTGAAATGTTGTTACAGGTAAGCCGCGACTATAGCGGACTACCAGACCCAAGGACATTAACGGCGAGTGAAATACGTTTTTTTTATAATGGTTTGCGGGCCGAATTAAAGGCACACACAAAAACGAATTAGATTCTATACAAGGCGGTTTCTAAGCATGGCAAAAAGATTTTCAGTCGAAGCCGTTTTCAAAGCCGTGGACGGTTTGACCGCGCCGGTATCTAAGATGCAAAAAAGGGTGGGCAAATTTACGCGGGCAATGGCGCGCGGTTTAAATAAGGCTAACCGTTCACTAAAAAAAGTAACCCGAGGATTAAAAACAGCCGCCGCCGCTTCGTTAAAGTTTGGCGGTGCCGCTATTGCCGCCGGTGTCACCGCGTTTGCTATCGCGCTTAATAAGGTAGCGACAGCCGCCGACGAATTAGCAAAGCGTACAAGACGTTTAGATTTTCCTATTGAAGCATTTCAAGAATGGCAATTTGTCGCGGAACAAAGCGGACTTTCTACCGAGGCGTTTGACAAAGCAATAGAAAAATTCGCTAAGTCAGTCGGCGAGGCGAGGGTGGGAACCGGTACGCTTACCGAGATATTAAGAAAAGCAAACCCGGCATTATTAGAGCAAGTGAAAAATGCCGACTCAGCCGCCGATGCGTTTGATATATATTTGAAAGCATTAGAGGGAACGAAAAACCAGCTTGATAAAACGGCACTAGCAACGGCGGCATTCGGTCGTACCGGTGGTAAGTTTTTAAATATCACAGAACAAGGTGCCGAGGCTATAGCCAAATTACGTAAAGAGATGCGCGAAAACGGGGTGGTAACAAAAGAGCAAGCCGCCGCCGCCGAGGCATATAACGACGCGGCGAACACCCTTAAACGCTCGCTATTCGGTTTACTTCAACGTGTCATTTTTCCCATGTTACCCGCGATCACAAAAACCGTAAGAGCTTGGCGGGATTGGATAGTTGCCAATAAAGAAGTGATAGGGACAAATATACGCGGCTTTTTATTGAGCGTAAAAGATTCAGCCTTAGCACTATTTTAGCACTATTTGAAAAGATAAAAGAATTAAATAGCGAGTTTTCATTACTTGATCGTGCGCTTGAACTTGTCGATCTACTGGCTAGGGGTTTTGTGTTTTTGGTTGATAACGGTAAACAGATAGCGGCGGTGGTTGGTTTTATAATCGCGTTAAATATTGCTATCGGTATAGCGTCGGCGGCCACCAAGGCGTATACGATTGTAACCGCAATATTTAGCATAGGGTTAAAAGTAGCGGCGGGCGCGGTGCGTTTACTTAGCCTTGCACTAAAGGCCACGCCACTAGGTTTGTTAATCGCGTTGTTCGCATCAGCGGCGGCGCTAATCATAACAAACTGGGAACCGGTTTCCGCATTTTTCAAAAACCTATGGATAACGCTACTTGATGGAATCGACGCGGTGGCTAGGGTGACCGGTGCGGTGGGTTCATTTTTTGGTTTCGGTGGTGATGATAACAGTGGCGATAAATCTACAGGTGCCAGCGGTGGCGGTGGCGCATCGTCACAAGTCGTATCGCCCGCCGACCGTATAGCAAAAACAATAGCAAAAACAATCAACGAGCAACGCACGACCAGTACCGCCGAGGTAACAATAAAAGATCAAACCGGACGCGCCGAGGTGACCGCCGGTAAATTAGGCGCGGGCTTATCCTTGCAACCATCGGGGTCGATGTAATGGTTTGGCAAGACAGAATAAGGCAAGCGGCCTATACGTCAAGTTCGGGCGTTTACACGGCGTTTGACTATGAAGATGTCAGCAAGACCATAGATAAAAAAACCGCGTCGTTCACGTTCCCCGATGCTGATGGCACCTATGTACAAGACCTAGGCCACACAGGAAGACGTTACCCTTTGCGCGTAATATTTTGGGGTGATAACCACGACGAAGACGCGGAACGGTTCGAGGGCGCACTGCTTGAACGCGGCATAGGTGTATTAACTCACCCACTATACGGCACGCTTGACGTTATACCGTTTGGCGCGATCAGTTTTAGAAGTGATTTAAAAACCGCCGCTAATCAAACGATTATTGATATTACATTCTGGGAGACTATCGGCCTAGTTTATCCGACCAGCCAGGTAGACCCGGCAAGCGCGGTGATTGAATCGGTCGATGAATACAACGCGGCGGCGGCGGCAACCCTGGACGCAACCGCCGACATTGACAGCGCGGTAGAACAAGCCACATTTAAGGCGCAATATAACGCGCTACTCGGTAGCGTAAAAAGCGGCCTAGATGCAATCGCGAGCGTACAAGAAAACATAGAAAAAACGTTTAACGCAATCAATGACTCAATCAATAACGGTATTGATACACTAATTTCGCAACCGTTAACGCTAGCTTTTCAAACCGTCCAATTGATACAAGCACCGGCGCGAGCAATCACCGCGATAACCGCACGCCTGGAAGCCTACAAAAACCTAGGTAGTCAAATAATTGACAACGTCAAGGCAATATCAATACCGGGCTTAGACTCGGCAAACTCTAACGAGTACCACACAAAGGACATGTATGCGTCCACGTATATTACAGGTGCTATTTTATCTACTGTTAATAATCAGTTTACGACAAAGAGCGACGCACTACTGGCCGCCGATTCAATCACGCAACAAATGGATAACTTACAACAATGGCGTGATGATAACATTGTGTCTCTATCTCAGATCGATACCGGCGAAGCGTATCAAAAACTACAAGAAGCGGTTGCGTTAACGATTGGTTTTTTGGTTGAAATATCATTCACGCTAAAACAAGAACGCCGCATTATTCTACAGTCGCCGCACACGGTAATCGATTTAATCGCCGAACTATACCCGGTGAATACTATCATTGACGACGAAATTGATTTTTTTATCACTTCCAATATGTTAAACGGTGACGAAATTCTCGAACTCCCACGCGGGCGCGAGCTGGTCTATTATGTTTAAAACTTATTTTACACAGCCTAATGACACCTTTGAAATAATTGCGCGTAAAGAATATGGCGATGAACTCGAAGCCGGTAGGATTGCTAGTGCTAACCCAGGTGTTATGGAGCCAATGGCCGCAGGGTTATTTATTAACGTTCCACCAATCCCAGAAGCCGCCACAAACCAAGCACAGAAGTCCGCCGGTGAAGTTAACGAAGTCTCTATTTTAATCGATGGTAGCCGTTATCGATTTTGGACAGAGGTACGAATAACGCGGGCAATAGACAACATTGATACTGTTGAATTTTCGGCACCTAGCAATTTCGAATCAAAAACGTTTCGTAAAACGTTCCAACCGTTTGACTATAAAACCGTAAACATTAACGTGGGCGGCAAGGTTTTATTTACGGGTACGATGGTAGGCGTGGTGCCTGTGTTAGCTAACGACGAAAAAACACTACAAATCGCGTGCTATTCACTACCGGGTATACTTAACGATTGCACGCCACCGGCAAGTGACTACCCGCTCGAATTCATACAGCAGACATTGCAAGAAATCGCGGTGAAACTTTGTAAACCTTTTGGTATCGGCGTTTTGTTTCACGTGGAACCGGGCGCGAAGTTTAAGCAGGAAGCAATGG